AAAGATCCAAACTTCACTGAGCCAACATTCGAAGCATTGTTTGAAAAGACCCACGGTGTTGCGCCAAGTGGTGACTTCTACGATGCATACAAACTTGTCAAGAGTTGGAGAGATGCTTTACAGAAAGCATTCTGGGTAAACAAAGGCAACCCAAACAAGGACAAACTTGTGGCGTCGTTAAACAAGATGATAAACGACCCAGAGTCAGTTGCGGCCATAGAAAAGAAAGTTGGCAGATATGACTGGAGGACAGGACAACAGGGAGATGATGCTGTCAAGACCTTGAAATCTTTCATAACACCAAAAGCATTAAAAACTTTGGCTGATTTCAAAAGCGAGCAGTTGGGTTACAACACTGTGTACAAGGAGGACCTAACCAAATAATGGTTGTAGTTGTCAAATACCTCAGTGCCGTATTGATATTAGTGGCCATGGTGTTGCATGTGGCAGGTGTCACACCATGGAACAGCCTTGTCCAGATGTTGGGTGCCGCCGGTTGGATCTACGTAGGATATAAATGGAAAGAGAAAAGTATCATACTCAACTTCGCTCCGCAGTTCCTAATCATTATTCCAATGTTGGTTTGGATATATTGGATGGCAAAATGACACAATACATTTTATTGACAGGTGCCCCAGGATCAAAATGGAGCAGTGTAGCGGAGAGCCTAAGTCGTTCACCAGACATAGACACTTCTGATAGCACCAGTGACAGGGCATACAATAACGGTGAGGTCAAACACAGAGGGTCGTACTTTGATCCTGGAATGGAGTTCGATAACCACAGAGATAACTGGGATAAGCCTTTTTCGGGCACAGGACAGAGGATCATTAAATCACACACCTTTGCCCATCAACTCGATGAATTGAAAAGTTTACCATATCCGATTGTCATGGTATATCGTAGCCACTTGGAATGTTATGATTGGTGGGTCCAGGCTGGCGGGTTTAATATCACTTATCCAAACTACGATTACTACGAAAATCTAGAAAAAATGAAAGAACACATACAGAATCAAAACAAGGACATCAACAGATTCATCCTGGAAAACCTAAAAAAGATAACTTGTCCTGTTGATAATTTTGACCTGTGTGATCACCTTGGAATAAAAAAGCCGCCACTGAGAGATGTCATACATAACTACGCGGACAAGGACATAAAAGTCTACGTGTATCGATGAACAAAAAAATATTTGCACAACTACTGGCCTACAGCCAAAACGATCTCACAAAAGTGACACAACCTTGGATAAAAGAAACTTTTGGTGTGGAAGTCAAACGGTGCGACACTCTCGAACAATATACAGATGCAATAGATGATGCCTGCCTACACAGATACTTCTCCAGGTATTGGCAAAACGATATGAAGAAATGGAAGTACTCTGGAGTGGCACTCATAGATGAGGTCAATGGCCTCAAGCCTAGATCGGTGCTAGATGTTGGATGTGGATACAATGAGTTCAAAGGCAAGATAGATAATCTTATAGGTATTGATCCATACAATGACAAAGCAGATATACAGGTCGCCACGATGGAATACAATACAGATCAACAATTTGATGTGATATTGTGCCTTGGTTCGGTAAACTTCGGAAGCAGAGACAAGATCATAGCGGAAGTGGCCAAATGTGTAAACCTACTGGCAGATGGTGGCACAATGTTCTTTAGGGTCAATCCAGGTGTGCAACACGACAGGCCTGAGGCTGATTGGATAGAATTCTTTGCATGGAACGTGCCGTTCATAATCGAGTTGTCTGAGATGTTCAATCTGAAGATTTTAGACATCAGAGACGACTCAAATCAAAGGAAATACTTCATATACCGTAAAACCAAGTAGACTTTTGCTTTAATTCTGTTATAATAAAGTGTAAATACCTACAATGCAGAAACACACTAAAAGCCTTCTAGAAGAATTGAGCTCAATGCCTCTTAAAAGAGATAAAGAAGAGGTGGTCGAGAGCAGGGCCTCACATATCCTAGAGAGTGCCATCAGACTCATGCACTACATTAGAGAGAACTTCGATCAAGACACGGCGTTCAAACTAGAAAAGAAATTCAACTCTGCACTTAAGAACATGGACGCATCAAAGTTCAGCAAGGGCGTTGCCAGGATCAAGGAAAATAAAGATATCAAGCAAAACGTGTTGAAAATCAAAGACGGCGAATACCGAGAGGATTAATCATGTTGATAGAAGATGTCCTTACTGAATTCAAGAGGACACACCTTGAACACATCGAGGACATAGTTATAACTGACGGCTACGAGGGTGGCAAGGCAGTTTTAGAATATTTCAGGGGATTACTACTGACACTCAAAGGATCAAGCAGTGAAGCAATGAGTGTGTCAGTGAAATGGGACGGTGCACCTGCTGTGGTGTGTGGGACCAATCCAGACAACGGTAAGTTCTTTGTAGGCACAAAGTCAGTGTTCGCCAAGAACGCAAAGATCAATTACACGAAGCGAGATATAGCAAACAATCACGGCACGGAGGACCTAGGACAGAAGTTGTTGAAGTGTCTTGTGCATCTCAAGAAACTGAACATACAGGGCGTGGTGCAGGGTGACCTGTTGTTTACGGATGAGGACATCACCAGGAAGAACGTTGATGGCAAACCTAATCTAACATTCACTCCAAACACGATCACCTATGCGGTGCCCGAAGCGAGTGACTTGGGCAAACAGATAGACAGGGCAAAGGTTGGAATAATTTTCCACACCACGTATGTGGGAGACTCCTTGGCAGACATGAACGCTCAGGGTGGAGCAGATGTGAGTTCATTTAGTAAGAGCAATGATGTGTTCTTTGACAATGCTACATACAAAGACGTCTCCGGCAGTGCCAAGTTCACCGATGCAGAAACGAAACAGTTCTTCAATGGTATAGAGAAACTTGAGAACCTTTTGAACAGTGTGCCAAAGAATCTATCAAGTGTTCTTGGACAGAACCAGGATTTCATTCCCATGTTCCAGATGTACATCAACGCACGAGTGAGGGAAGGCGAACTGCCAAACGATGCCAACAAGTTCCTACTGGGTTTCAAGAAGTTCTACAACGACAGGATGCAACAGCAGATGTCAGGATTGAAAGCACAGAAGGCTCTGCAACTGAGACAGGACAAGATGAAACAGATGCCTGTGTTTCTTAACAGGGCCAAGAAACCATTACAGGCCATGCTTACATTCTACAGAGCAGTGCAGACGATGAAAGCGTTTGTATTGAAGAAAATGAATCAGGCACAAGCAATAGGATCTTTCCAACAGACAGATGGCGGACTAGAAGTCACAGAGCCTGAAGGATTTGTAGCAGTTGACAAATCAGGTAATGCTGTGAAGTTAGTTGATAGGTTAGGATTCTCAAGAAGAAACTTGACTGGTATCAGCAAATTCAAGAAATAGTTCTAAAGTTTTATTGATCTCTTTGCTTAAACTTTCCGCATTGAAAAAATGTTCATAGTTGTATTTTCGCAAAGCCTGACTATGTAGATAGAAATCCTGCCACGGGGCACCTTTTAATCTTTCACACACATCAACGATGGTATCGATCCTCACATCCGGGTGTCTGTCTAGATCGTAGACCTCTTCAAAATAATTGTTGAACGTTTTGAATCCCATCTCCCTTAGTCTTTGAAGGTACAAGTAATTTCCATGCACAATGAATAGGTGTTGTGCTATAATTGGTTTCCATATCTTTTCTGTCATGAACACGTCGGTGTCATTGTCGTTTGTCTCTGAAACAATACTACAGGCGGTGTGGTTGTACGGTCTTTCATATATGTCTTGGTCCATTCCGTAACGTGGATAATCTTTTGCCCATGGCAGTTCATATTCTATAGGCAGTTTCCTGGCAGGCCACATGGTGTACAGGCTGTTGTCGAGAATGTTCTTTTCCAACAATTTGCCATACAATTTCTGTCTGTGTTCTCTTGGTTCTTTGTTGAGGTAAAGGAAGTCGTGCTTTTTTTCTGAATGATCAAAATTGAAGGTCTTGCCTTTGTGTTTGACAAACATCAAAAACCAAAACCAACTTGTGCCACCAGTCCATTTGACATGGTCTATGTCTATATCCGGATACTGTGGCGTGTTCTCGATGTTTTCTAAAGACTCCCATGGGTTTGCCTTTATGAAGACAAAGCCTTGGCTGTGTAGTAGGGCACAACGCCTTTGAAGTTCTTCGGCGAATTCAGGATTACCTACGAGTCTATCATTCGAATGACGGACATCTATGATAGCAAATCTCCGATCGTAGGAGTCGAGATCATAGTGGTGAAGCGTGTAATATTCTCCTGTCATTTCAAAATCCTGGTCTGACAGCGAGTGCATGTTTATGAATTGTTCCAGCATGGTGTGATTACCAGATTTCATAACATCAGTCAATATAAAATTACGTTGCATTTTGTCTATAAATATGGTTATGTTAACACCATTTCTAAAGTATGTATCTGAGGGCAAGGTCATAAGGCGTTTTAGTGACTTGCAGAGATACACCTTCCCTGAAGTCACCGAGAGAATTTACCTCAGTTTCCTGGCGCTGGCATTGATGAGCCAAGAGAAACAGACAGAGGCATTCGTCAAATCATACACGGACCAGACCATGGCAAAGGGAACATTTGACCAAGTGAGGATGATCAACAATGACCTGGCCAACATGCTGGCCATCGTGGCGGGGGATCCTGAGATCACCAAGAAACTGAAAAACAAGAACCAGGCCCAGGCCATGAGGCAGAGGCAACCCGTGCCCGTGATGGCACTGCGTAGGTACATGAGGACCTGGGAAGAACATTTTAAGAATCTCACCAACCTGGAGAGGGCGTTGAACATCACTGACGCCAATTACAAGAACGTGAGACGTGCGGTGGCCAACTACAACAGCCTTGACACGAAGTCCAGGACGCAGACCCTGGCCAGGATGAAACAGATGTTGCAGAGCAAACTGCCAAACACCGACATACTGAAAAAATTCAAGGAACTGTAAATGGAAGAACAGAGGAAGATCTGTCACAGGTGCAACTGTGATCCACACTGCGATGGGCACTGTGCCAACTGCGAGAAGTGTGAGCACTGTGACTGTAACAGGTGCTTGGCGAGGGAGAGCGAATGATCAAATACATATGTGAACTGTGTGGCTGTGAACAGCACTGCGGAAGTTCCTGCACTGAATGTAGGGACTGTCCAGACTGTGCCTGCAAAAAGTGTAAAAAATCCAAATAATACCGCATAATTTACCAAACATACCTATAAATACAATTAACTTGATGTCTGAGCGACATCATAGTCATTATAATCAGATAAAAAAGGAGGATTAAAAATGGCAATAGTAACAAACAACAACAACCTAGGTACAGCAATTGACAACTTGTACACAGGTAACGGTCTACCAACTAGTTTTTTCACTGTAACAGTAAAAGACAGTTCAGGCAACGCAATCGACCTAAGAGCACATGACAGTTCAGCAGGAGCATTCCACAAAGGTGGTCTTGTTGACAAACTTCTAGGTCTTGCCCAAACAAGAGGCACAATCGTGTACTTCAACGTTAAAGACGCGGCAACAGGAATCATCACAGTGGGTATGGAAGGTGAGTTCGCAACTGCGACCAACCTAGCACTCGTGTTTGACAACAACAACGAAGACGGCACTTCATACGCTGACGGCACTGACGCTGTTCCATTCAGAGCAACTGCTTCATCTACTTCAGATGACGCTGTGGCTGACGTATCAGGAACAACTGTCGCGGCTGATACATTAGTATAATAATTGATATATAGGAGATCATTAAAATGACAATCAAAAGAAACCCTACATTATCAAATGATACTAATCATTTTTCAGGTAAGACGATCACTGCTGTGACACTTGACCTTGCGGTCGACGGCACAGACTTTTCGTCTACTGAACTAGGACCAAATGGTGCGATCCAAGAAGTGATTGCAACAATGTCAAAAGAAGCGACACCTATCATCGTAACGAAGTTAAGATCTGACGGTTCAAACGCCGGTCAGGTTATGGACTTCATCTACGAAGGTGAGTTCGGTACAGGCACTTATGACGGTACGAACAGTGAAACATTCGCGGCATACTTACAGACTGAAGTTAGACTTCTAACAGCGGCTGGTGCCAGAGATGCTCAGACTGTTCAAGAGTCTGGCGAGGGTGCTAACGTATCAGGTGAAAACCTAAGTTCTGCTACAGTGGTTGCGGCTACGGCGGCATCATTCTAGTCTAACAGTCTTAGACAATTACCAAAGGGCGGATCTATTTTTAGGTTCGCCCTTTTTTTGTGGCGTAAATATCACATATGAAACGACTCACAGCAGAAAAAACATTTGAAAACATGGAATCCGTTTCCCTTCCCATTGACGAGATAACACCGGCATCCATGTACGAGCAACTGCCAGACGATGAAAAGTTGAGGCCCGACATGGAAAAGGGCATATTGAAGTACCCACTGCTGTGTTTCAAGACAGATCAAAGATATTGGAAAAACAATCACCTTTTGCTGTACAAATCCACCAACCCCGACCTGCCAGAAACCGCCCCCGAACACGAGGGTGATGTCTATGTGGTATGGTCCGGCAGACAGAGATACCAACTGGCCAAGGAGTTGGGTTACACACATGTGGATTGTGTGACCGTAGATGATTTTTTTAAATTGGTCAAACTGGCCGGCAAGTTCAAGAAATTGTGATGCATGAATATCGGGTACACACTCTCGTAGACATAACCTACAATGGCAACCTTGGTCGGCAGTTCCCGTTCCAGACGGAGTCCGGTGACGTCATCCATGACAAACACTCTCTGAACACAGCGAAAAATCAAAACTCCAATTTCAACACCATGTTGCAACTGCTCCAGATGAGGGGTAACGTGACCTGGGACACCCCGCCAATCAGGATGGAACTCAACACACTGGGCAATCATGGATTTGGCTCATTCTACGAGGGCAAACACACCACATGGCACTTCCAATTCGTCACAGAGCAATCGGGTGTGTATGGTGATGACATAGATCCGACCGCTTTCCTACAGGATGACTTCCACCAGGTACCGATTGTGAGCTTCTGCAAGGAGACAGCAACTTTCCCACTGTCAACTTTTGACACGCAAACACCTACCACCATAAACACGTACTTTTCATACGCTGGTCCCATCGATAAATAACAGTACATTTTAGGCACACAAACAACAAACAAAGGCTCATCAAAGGCAATGCTACAGGCACAGTTCCAGGCTATAACGGCGGAGATCAGAGAGATCAAACA